CTATGATAAGCTTTCTAAGATCTCTACAGAATTGCATCTTGTTGTGCTTATGTAATTTGATACCGAGAGAGGCGTATCTCACTTTGTCGCTGTGTCTAGTGTGTAAAAAGATTTCCTCGAAGAAGTCTTCATTCTTTTTTAGTTTTTCTACGAAAAAATCTCCCTTGAAGTTCATCTCAAGAGCAATTTTGATCTGCTCTGGTTTGAAGACTTTGAAGAAAAGAATTTCAGCAAATCTGGAAACGTCTTCCACTGAAGTGCGGTTTGATCTATACATTCCCACCTGTCTTAACCTGAAGAAACTTCTTTCGTCTTCTATCCTGTCTTTTCTGAGATTCCTAATTGAAGCCAAGCTCATTTCTTCTAGCTTGAAAATGTTTATCACAGAATAGTCTCTACCGATGCCGTCAGCTAAGTCTACTGAAATGAAAAATCTTTCAGACTCTGATATACGGTCGATATTAAAATTTGGATGCCATTTCAGATCTTTATAGTCGATATCTTCAAACTCAAAATCTTCTATCTCACGATGAACATATTTTTTCACGATTTTTCTGAGATACTGCAATGAGTCTGCAGTTAATAGCAGCGTATCAGAAGCTGTAAATTGATTCCCATACTCTTGATTGAATAGCTCTTCAGATCCTAAGTTGGCTATTTCTCTGGCTCTCCATGCTTCATCTCTGCCAGGCACTTCCCACCAGTCAACTCTCATTGCCGCATACTCGTTTTTCCCTTCTTCTCCGGGCTGTTTCAACGCGTTAGTGTAAATTTCCCAGAATTTATTCCTGCCATTTGCTGTAGAAGTGATGATAACTCTAGAAACATTCGAAGAAGAAAGAGTAGGATATACTGAACGATAAAAAGGCTCGATGAAGTTTGCGTGAATATGTGCAAACTCATCCATGAAAAGAAGATGTAGAGTAAAACCGATGGCTGCAGTTTTGGTAGTGCTCTGACTCATGATTCTACAACCATTGTCAAATCTCATAGACATTACGTTATTCTGTGTGATTCCAGGCTTTAAGAAGAACGGAAGACCTTTAATCACAGTCTTAATCTTGTCTACGATTTCCGCAGCGGTAGCTCCTTTGTTAGCAAGAATCATTACATTCTTGTCTATATTAAATAATATGTACCATGCAATGAAAATCCCGGTCATTACAGTTTTACCGATCTGTCTAGAAGCAAGGAATACTGTCCATCGATTGTTCTGGTAATGTCTAAGAGCTTTTTCCTGATAGGGTCTCAATTTGATTCTTCTGACTCCCTCATCAGTCATAGAAACACAGTAGTTATTTGCAAAATACACAATGTCTGCGGCACATTTTGCTATCTCCTTTATTTCCCATTCAGAGTATTCGTAAATGATTTCTGGAGCACGAAAGTTTATATCTCCTTCGTGAAATGGAGTTCCGCCAATAATGGGCTCGCCGCTCTCTATTTTCCTTATGACTTCTTCTACAAGTGAGCTGTTCCAAACTCTCGTTTTCCCTGAAGAAGTTTTCTGGAACTGAACTAGATTCTTATTCGGTTGGGTCATCGTTCTTTAATTCTTCAAACTCGGTATTTTCAAAGTGTTCGGTCATGGCAGCATTCAAAGCAGAAATGAGTCCTTTTGTTCCTCTGAACTTGAGACTTCCCTCTTGTGCAGCTGGAGTTTCTCCAGCTTCTATACTTTTGACATTCTCAGCTTTGCTATTCTCATAGTCAAATTTGAGATTCTTATAGTTATTTTCCATGACTACCATGAATTGTGCAAGATGCTTAACTATTTCCATCTTTGACTTTTGCAGAGAGGCTAGTACTTCAAAAGATCTGGCGTGTATGTTTCCGCCGTCTATTTCTTCCAAAAGTTTTTTGATAGCATGCTCAGCAGTCTTCATCTGAAAGATGAGATTTGAGACTGTCAATTTATCCACGGACATTTTCTGTCTCACATAATCATGTTCATAGATGAAGTCTGGTGGAAGATAAAGTAGAACTACAGATTCTACTATCTCTTCTGCTTTCTGATCAGTTTCTACTTTTATCTGATCGTAGTTGAGAGGCTTTATAGTCGAAGAAGACAGTGGGATATCTCCTTTTACGGCTTCTTTGACTCCGGGTATTTCTGTGTTCAAAAGCATGCTCTCAAGATCCTCGGATATCTTCTTCAGATGGTCCAAGTTTTCTTTTGAAGTATTTCTATTAGTTTTCATTAGTGTGTATATGATATGTACGGTAATTTAGAAACAGGTACTGCATTGTCAATGACGATCGCAAGCGAAGCTTCTTTCACTATATTCTGATTCAAAACTAGAGGCTGTTTATCTGTCTCTATTTTTTGTGACCAAACTCTAATGTTAGTCATTTCCATGTCAGAAGGTTTCAGATTGTAAAAATAGCCAGAAGAGCGATTCTCCTTTGGAAATCCTTTGACAGTGTTACCATACACGATTTTTAAGTCAGATGTAGCAGGAAGCCCAGTGCTTGGATTCCATTGCATTTCCCAGACATTCAGCGTTAGTTGCGAAAATAGATTGCTGAAACTTACACATACGCTATACCACTTGTTTTCCGCAAGATCTGTCTGCGTGTTTGGTAAGATGAAATAGTATTCTGTGGTATTAGCAGTCACCACAAAATATCTTTTTCCGATTAGCTCTACTCTGATCCCCTTTGATTGCTTAATTGAATCTACGAACACTTTCGGGTATGCAAGTTGCATTTGTAAATCAGTGTAACTTAGCCATGAGTTGCTGAACACTGTTCCGATGTATTTCATCATCTGATCAGATACGGAAAGCACTGCCGTATTTTGATCAGTGATAGATTTTATTTTTCCGACTATGTTAAAGTTGCCACCCGATTTTCTACTAATAGAAATAGTATCTCCTACAAAGAACTGTCTTTTCCTGTCATACGAGATCGTGATCTCATTGACAAAATCGTCATAAGATATCGAAACGAGCGGAGCAGAAAATCTGGTATTAGATTTTATTCTGAACCAGGCAGAAATTGCTCTATCTTGAGAAACGTTGAACTCATTCGTTGCCTTATATTTTACGAGTTCTTGCTGATAAGATTTGCTCAAATGATTTTTACATTCTATCAACGGTGCACCAGGAGAAGATGCACTATATTCAGTTTCATACAGAGAGAATATAGAATTCGTGTCAAAAATAGAAGACTTTACATAATTTTCTGCAAACTGGCTAAATCCTTCACTGTACTCAAAGACAACTTCTCCTTCTGGAGTAAGTCCTTTGTATTTCAATTTTTTCATTGAATACATGCTTTCTATAGAGTCTGGATATGCCAATTTGTAGAAAAATTCGTAATTTCCGCTTGTTACAGGGCTATTAAAATTGACTACTACTCCGCTTGTGCTATATGATATTGAAGAGAAAGTAGCTCCTACGCCATTTATCTCAAAACTCAGGCTTCCGCTTACTACATTGTTTCCGGATATTTGGAAAGAGGTTGCTCCGACTGGCAGAGATCCTCCTGAAGCTCCAACAGTCTCTTGCAAAGTAGTAGAGTAAGTTTGTGTATTTGAAGTTCTAGCATAATATGTCTTCTCTAAAGAGAGTAGCATGATCTCTGCAACTGTTAGGTTTACAGATGCCATATTTTCAGACACAGTCTTGCTCAAATTGTATTGGTGTTCTGCCACGGTTAAAAAGTAATTCATAACTGGTTCGTCCAGTATTTCTGCTAGAGGTGCAAGATATTCTCTGACTGGATCTGATATCTCGGTTGTCGGATTGAATTGAACTGGATTTGCAATGTCTATTTCTTCCTCTTTCATTTCTTTTCCGAACAGCTTCTCTGCACTCATGGTGAGAGCTTCTAGTGCAGAAAGATCAGCAGAAGGTTCTGCGTTCGATTTTGGAAGCCATTTAATGAGTGTAGCTTTGAAGTATAGTGGCTCATTCATGAAATCTCTAAACAAGTAAGAGCTAGAAATTTCATAAATTCTACCTGTTCTCGGAAAGTAGATGACGTCTCTCTTTTGTGGCCCAGAACCTTCTCCGAAAATAGACTGGAAATAGTCTTTGTCTACCTGTATCTCAAATGGCATCTCAAAGTCTACTCCAAAGGGACCCATATTGAGCTTATTGTCTGGAAATTCGTTATTGGGAACCATGACTTTGATGCATTGTCTCTCATCATGCTCATAGAGAGAATACTCCATCAAAAAGACGTCTTTGCTTCTGCCCTGTGGAAGTGCTCTATAGTAGTGAACTTCATGGCCAAACAGAGAATTGACCATCAGATTGAGATCTTTGTAAAGTCTGACAGCCTTGTTAATCTTGTAAGGTTCCCATTTTGCACCATTTTTGTAAGTTATTGGCAGTGCATAATTGTCACTCTGGATATTTGGAGCAACCAAGCCCTTGAAATTGTCTACTGGATAAAGATCATATTGCAACACAACATTGTTCACTACGGCAGGACCGCCAGACATTAGAGAATAGCGAAACTGAAACCAGATCTGTTGTTCAGGAGTAGGCGCAAGCGCGTTCAAATTTGTGACATTGATTTCTGAAAATTCAGAAAATGTCTCTGAGTCGTAAGAGTACCTGAACTCTTTACGAAAGATCGTTCCTGCTCCTTCATTCACGATAGAGTCGGTAAAACCTGTAAAAGTTTTAACGTTCACTAGCGGATCCGGATATGCCAAGACTACATAGTCTCCAGCCGTGTACAGCTTCTCTTGCAAAATCGTACTATTATTTTA